GAGTAGTCGTGCTTATAGACAAAATAGTACCGAATCATGTCGGCACAGTCGTCGTCTTTTTTCTCAGGCAACTCCCCATAAACCATACCGTTTTTAACAGGATACGAGTAAGCCCTGAGGCCCGCAAGCGACTTGGGACATTTGTCAGGGTCGATGAAGAACCTGCGTGTGCCTTGAGAGTTCTTTATGTAAGAGCGCACGACTGACACGCCGTGCTGAATAGCAGAGGTCCTGGACTTGAACGAGATGCGACCGTCGCTCTTATTTTTAAACCATTGAATATTGGAAATTCCGGTTTGCTCACGCTCTTGATTTCCGGCGATGTCGCAAATGTATTCCGTGATTCGATACGGACGCTCCTGCATCTTGGCGTAGAGCTGATCTAGAGTGGTTTTTGACACCACAATCTCATCGAACAGGTAGACCCTGTCTCTGTAGGCGTCGTATTGGAAGTAGCCGCACGCAAGCTCGTGGGTCCAGCCCCAGTCGACAGCGACGAAGGTTGGGAGGCGTGGGTTGTACTGGTATTTGTAGCAATAGTTCTCCTCAGACAGGTCGTCGTAGACCATGTTGAGAGCTGCCACGTCCCAGTTGAGCTCAAAGAGCATCTGGAAGGACCTGGCGTCTAGGACTTCCTTGAGCCGCTCAAGCTCGTCCCTTGGGAAATACGGGTTTGATATGGTGGGCCATTCGATACATTCGGAGTCTCGTATCGGTTTTTCCTTAAAAAACTTATGTGCCCAGTGATCTTTGGGATTGAGGTATTGAACGCCTAGCGACCCTGTGCACCAGATGCGCCCTTGGGTGTCAGCTACACGAGCAATCATCTCTAAAAACATCTGCTCACTGAGCTGGAAGACCTCGTCTGCCCAGATGGCGTTGGCTTTTTGACCCTCGGCTCTGGCTGGTTTGTCTCCGGAGATCCCCCGAATGATTGTGCCGTTGTGCCAGACGAGCTCTTGGCGGCTCTCGTTGATACTTGGGGCGAATGGCTCTGCGTACTGTCTGAGCTTCTGCATCGAGACCCGTCTCAGCATGTCAAACGTCGGCGCTATGACGAGGATGAGGTAGGGATCTAGGGAGTTAGGGTCGTAGCCTGGGCGTGTCTCTGCGTGGCGTATAACCTCAATAGCGCCTACTTCAGTCTTGCCACCACGTTTGCCAGCGAAAGCTCCACGGATACGGGCAGGGGACAGTAGGAACTGTTCTTGTTCCTTGAACGGGTTGAACTGGATCATTTACCCAATCCGAGTCTTGGATATTTCGAAGTATTCCGGCTCTCGCTCTATCCCAACAAACTCAAAGCCCTCAGATTTCGCTGCAAGACCCGTGGAACCCGATCCCATAAACGGGTCGAGCACTGTGCCGCCGGGGGGTGTTACTAGCTTGCAAAGGTAGCGCATGAGCTTTTGGGGTTTGACTGTAGGGTGATTATTTTTGGCAATCTGAACACCGTCGGGGTTCGCACCGAGACGTGCGGGTGCGTTGGGTCGCGTCTGTCCTGTTGACGTTGCCAACTCTTTATCCGGCATCCCCTCTAGCCCCGCATTGCGCTCGCTAGGGCTAATCTTTGCGCAGTAGAAAAAGCGAGATGCGCCGCCGGAATCTTTGTATCCATCCCAATCCGGTTGCTCGCCTGATTTAGAATGAGTGTTTTTAAATCGAGTAGACGATTCTGGCGACCTAATTGATCCACCTGACTTTCGATCCCCACTCTGCTCATCCAACATCTCAACCGCGCACTCAAACATGTCGCACGCGTCTTCAGTGCAGTTAGGGGAGTGGGAAAATAACAAATTTGCCGGAAAGCGGCCTTGGACTGTGGCGCTAACTTCTTTTGGTTTCCAAGCATCGTCGTGCATTGTGCCTAAAGATGACATCCCTCTGTTGGTGCGCGTCTCGCTTCCAATCCTGCACCCGTCAATATTGATCCCCCCCGTTCCCCATTTGAGCACGTTCTCTGCCACGGTCTTTTCACTGCACGGCTTGCGAACTAGCCAAATGTTTGCGGCGTTTGGCACTAAATTCATGTCTGCGCGCGTGCTCTGAGACTGTAAGTAATTCGAGATTCTCGATTCGATTGTCTGTCTTAATTCCATTAACGTGATGCACGTTTTCGCCACGTTTAAGTCTGCGCCCAATGTGTTGTTCCATGACCAGGCAGTGCTCAAGTCTGTATCCGCCTCCCTTAAAGCTGACAGCAACGTATCCATCTTTTCTGATCCACTTACCGCCCTTCCAAGTAGCGCTAAATTCTCTGTCTCTGCGTCCGCGTGTTTTATGGTGGCACTCAATTGAGCAAGTTTTTCCATCACCGCGCTTAATTCGGCATGGGTAGGTCGTGAATTGCTTGGAACAGACTGGGCACGTGACAACCATTCTGGGCTTATATCTGGCTTTTTTCTAACTAACCACCAAAACTCAGCGGCTGGTTTTAGAGCGGTGCCCCATCCGTCCCATTGTTTTGCAGCGTCGGTGATCCCTTGTGGCTTGATGTATTCTGGATGATCACTTCTAAACTTACTCCCACCGTTGCTAGGCAGGCCGCTTTGGGTCCCGGCAGCATTAAACCCCGTTGAATCATTACCTCTTGCTCCTGCCGCTTTATCAATCGCCTTGCTGATGTTTAGGCTTTTCGGAAACCCCTGCCCGAACAGATGCGTGATGCAGTCCCGTATCTCAAACCCAGCATCCTCAAGTGCCGTAGCGGTCCAGTGCGCTGTTCTCGGGAGTGCCCAGACAAGGCCATGTGCGCCTGGTTTTAATACACGGAAGCACTCACGCATGACTGACTCCATCCACGAACACCATTCTTTTCGGCCGCCTTTGTGGTGGTCCCAGTCCTTACCCATGAAAGAGATCCCAGCCGGTGGGTCGGTGACTAGCGCATCAACTGAATCGTCAAGCAGCGTTTTGAGAATATCGACGCAATCCCCGTTGTAAATCATGCCGAGGCCGGTGGTTTTATGAAATTGAGGCAAGCCCTGGCGTAGACAGTGGCGAGTTCCTCAACTTTTCTCACTAGAGCCTCCTGATCCATCTCCAGGGGCGACTTGCTCAGCTCCTCTGAGGTTATCCTGCACCACGGCTTGAACCGATACGGATTGAGCAGGATCTCGAGCGCCTTCGGATGGCTCTTGATTGCCCTGCGAAACAGGCTCTCGGCTATCCACCGTACTTGCACCTGATGAACCACTTTTTCCCCCGAAGTTAATAATAAGCTTAGATTCGGTTTCTTCGGAGATTGATCTGACTTCAACTGCTCTGCGCTTGGGGTAGAGGTATTGCGCTGCTTGCGAGGCGGCTTGCAGCCTGTGATCCATGGTGATTCGCTCGGAATAGACCATCCCAGTCTTCGTTTGGTAATTCGTCTTTTCTTCTTTGTACCCAAGCGCCTTCCAGTCCCCCATGGCTATATGGCAGAGGATCTTAAACGGCGAACAGCCCATTTTGTGGGCCATATCAATCAATTCTTGGGTGTCCTTGTTTACACTTCCGGCAGGTCGGCCCATATCTCTTAGTATCTTACTAAAATGGACCGTGAATTTATTACAGGATTCATGAGCATTTCCCTTCGGTCCTGAGTTCTCAGGTAGCTTTTGGGGATTATACCATAGGGTAAATTTTACTCAGATAATTCGTCTTGTGCCTGCTTGAGGTAGGCGTCCTGAGCTTTGGAGAGTGCGTGATCTGCGTAGGAGGCGGCCCAGACCTGGATTTCCTTCAGGGCGTTGAACGGTTCCTTGGTCGTTAGGGCTTCGACCTCCATGCGTGAGAGCTCGGCTGCGACTTTGTTGCACCAGATGGGCCAGTTGGGGTGAGAGAGGAGAACCTCGGTGACCTTGGGCCACTTGGCGAGAGTCGTTTGGATAAAGTCTTCGGCTACGTTCCTGACTTGGTCTGGGAAGATCATGGGTGAAGGGTAATATGTGCCCCCCCGGAGGCAAAAGAAGAAAAAAACCTCACGGGGGGGGACTTATTTCAAGGAATTGGCTCCGTACTTAGTACCTCTAGCATGCCATAGGCCTCCTAAAAATGCCGACGCCCCTTTCAGTCTTGACGACCGTCGGGGGCGTGGTTATGACTTGAATTACGAGTAAAAGTCGTCGTTAGATTCTATCTTTCAAGACAACTTTGCAATCGTAAAACGACTGGCTTCCATGCAGTCAGCTCTCTGTTCACTTAGGGGTAGTTGACCCTAGCAGCAGTACCCTTGCTGTTCCGGTGCGGATGATTCCGGAGTGTGGATGGACTTAAGACGTGATGTCAGAGAGCACAGTGCCAGCAGGTTTACGCTGATAGGCATGAGCATGGGGAACATATGCGACCGACGGGGTGGCTCCGGGCTTATACGGTGTCGACTGTTAGTAGAGGCAGCGTGTTCTAGGGACTCTTTACTCCTTTGGGGGTAAGGGGGTGTATTGAAAAATACCTCTAGAAACGCTTCCCTCTTGGGTTCACCAAGCTAACCGGTGTCAGTTTTAAATGAGGAACAAGTATGCTTGATGTAAAAAGTCTATTTCAAAAGCTGCGCGATCTCGAAGCGAAGGCGACTCCTGGTCCTTGGAAGATTGAGCTCGGGACTCTCGGAGAGGAAGAGCGCGTGTACGGGATTTATTCCGGTAAATACTCGTTCGATAGGATCATTGAAACCGATACGGGATTTTATCCGCCGCGAAGACCGGACGCAGATCTTATTGTGGAATACCGAAATGCGATACCCAAGCTCCTCGCCGTGATCGACGTGTACGAGATGGCTATGGAGCAAGTGGAAGATTGCTGTCCAAATAACGGTGAGATTGCGGCCATCTGTGCTGAAACCCTCAAGCGAGTGGAGGAACTAGGTGAAAATTCTTGATCTATCTGCCGGTAATCGGGCCGTGTGGTTCAACAAGAGACACCCTTGCGCTACTTATCTCGACAAGCGACCAGAAGTGAATCCAGATGTAGTGTGCGATACCACAGCCATTCCCGAATCGGTCGGATCCGGCTATGACCTAGTGGTGTTTGATCCTCCACACATGAATTGTGGAAAAACATCCAATATGAGTCGCGTGTACGGATATCACACTGTCGAGGAGATCTTTCGGACCATAGAGGGAACGGCCAAAGAAGCTCACCGGGTTACTACGGACAAGGGGCTGATGGCCCTTAAATGGAATGACCATGACATCGACCTAAAGAAAGTATTTCGATTTATGCCGCAATGGGAGCCTCTTTTCGGGCATCTCACAAAAGATGGTCCTGGTAGCCATACCTATTGGGTTATGTTGAGGAAATTATGACCGGACGACAGGCGGATTAATGATAAACGACCTAAGAATAAGCGGGATAGTCAGCACTAGCCCTGTGTACAAGGCAGGTAAGAGCTTGGAGTTTGAGCTTTCAGCCGGTGGCACCGAGTACAGCTTTCCAGTGACGGTGGCTTGTCTGGGTAAGTCAGCGGACTTCAACAAGAGCATAGCTCCTGGCGACAAGGTGATCATTCACGGAGCTGTGGCTAAGATTACTAAACAAGGAAGCTCTTTCCTTGGAGTCAAAGCATTCAGTGTTTACCGTGTGCAAGATATGAACTAGGGTTTTTCTATGAAGAAATTTCTACTGCTTTTGTTGCTGGCTGGCTGCGTTAGTAAGCCAGGATTCAAGGCTAAGACTGATCTTGTGCAGGATTTAGAAGCCATTTCAAAAACAGTGGCACAATCATCGCTCGCGAAACCGGAAGCACGCATGCAAACGTTATCCGCTCGGCCGGTAGCTGAGACGCAAATCGACGCAGTCGGGCCAAAGCCTGAGCTCCTCGGAGTTTCCGCCGTCACAACCGACCCGTTCTTGGGTTGGTATAAAACTACGTTCGGCTTCGCTCGGGGCGAGATGAACGAAGGCTTACTCCAGGGCCTTGGTCACAATTTACCCTACACGTGGCGTGTAATAACCACTTGGCCAGATGGCTCTGTGAAACTCGCTCAGTTCAAAACCGTTGGATATCTGAACGGGATGGGCGTCATTGGCGTGCCGCTTGCTCCTGGCAATAAACCAAAAGCGACGTTTGCTTGGCATCCAGCCGTCTGGGCCAAGATTCAAGAGAACAAGTTCGTCGATGATCTGAAAGTCAATTTCTCAGCTGTTCAAGGCGTGACCGGCGCTCCCACTCAACAAGTGACGTGTATTCCAGCATCGGGCGCTTACAAGTTCATGCACGCAGACGCAGCCGAGCTCGTGATCAGGTTTCGGTCTCAGTGCTTCAATCGGGTGACTCAGGCTCCGGTTGCAATATTTCTAACAAGCTACTTCACGTTCATGAGCGACGACCCAGTCGTCAGGCTCCAAAACGTGATCGGCAACGACCAACTCGAAGCACCCGTCATGGGCGGTTGGAGCATTGTAGGGGTTTCCCTACAGTCAACCAGTCTTCCGGCGCTCCGGTGGGTTAACGAATCTAGCTTTGGATCGAAGAGTTTTAGTCTGGCTGACGGGCAGCAAATGACCTGGAAGACGGTGATGGCGTTTGATCCTGCTTTCCAAAGTACCGCTACACACCTCGTAACAGGCCAGCCAGTAGGTTTTCAGCTCTATAGCCAGGCCAAGGTATCAGGTGCATTCGATCTTGGCTTCCTGCCGCCAACCAGAGTGACCGCAGCAAACCTCAATCAGGCACACCTTGAGGTCAATAACGGGGCGCCTTTCCCTCAAGCCGAAGCAAGCGCCTACCTTGGCATGATCGATGTCAATCCAGGAGCAACAGGAGCTCAAGCTGACTTTTCTAGTACGGTACCGCTAAACATCCAGAAAGCTCAGATGGCTTATTCGAGTAAGCAGATGGCAGCGGTCATGCTTGCTACGAGCCGTGAATCGTTCCGGCCGTCTCATGTGTTTCGGGAATACGAGTACGCAAAAAACATCCATCACCCGAGTCTCTTCTGGTGGTCAGGCAGAATTCACTACGATTGGTCCTGGAACCAAGATCAAGACCTGCTTTGGAGAACACGAACAAGCAGCGCCGGTTTCATCGACGGCAACCGATCGGGCTGGAATACTGACGATAACCAACACATTTCTCATAACCATCTTCGGATGACTTATACCTTGACGTTTGATTTTTACCTTGAGGATATTCTTAAGAGCTACATCAGCGTTGTGTACTGGAATTATTTCACGGACTGGCTGCCAAACGTAGAGGCAGAGCGCGCTTGGGGTCGGTCGATGAAACACGCAATCGCATTGACTGAGCTCTTTCCTGATCTTGAGGAGTCAGCGCTTCTTAAGACGAAATTCCAGCCCAAGCTTCAGGCCTATATCAATGCAGTGAATACGAACCGTGCGCGGTTTGGTGTACCGGTAGCCGTACCGTTTGACGGTTGCGATGGTCGAGTCAATAACGGCGTTTGGTGTGGCGCTCAAACCGCATTCGGCCAAGGTCCGTTCGTTGCTGTCGGCTGGATGCAAGGGTTTGTGAATGAAGCTATGGCGCTTCTCCCCAACCCTGATCTGCAGATGCTTGCAGCGAGCCAGACCTATTACCTGGCAGACGGAACACTCAAGACCTACTTTCCGGCTCCAACGCCTGGACAGTACGTGACGGGGGGGATTGGATACGAGTGGACTGCGGGGTGGCTGCAGTTGGCCCAAAAGTTTCCCAATGCGCCAGGAAGCCAATTCGTCATCTCGACAGTGAAACCAATGCTAGAGGCCAGAATCCAGAACGGATGCGGATTTCCTAGTCATCTGTTTTGCTTAAACGATAGCTGGAAAAGCTTCGATTAATGCATTTCACAGCCGAAACGCCGAAGCTTGCCGAGATAGCAAATAGCCTGAGAGTCGCTAACGACAAGCTCAGGGAATCTCATGAGGAGCTGAAGATCAAATACCGAAGGCTTCGCGAGGTTGCTACCGAAGCACTCAAGCCGATGGACATCCCACATATGAATAAACAGGAGCTCGCTCTCTACGAATTGCTGAAGACTCTATAAAAAATACAGGGCCAGTAACCCAAACATTTTTCAACTTAAAGAGGTGAAACTAGTCTGGACTATGGCCCTGTCGTGCGGTACTACCCGCACAGGTTTTATGCGAAATCTAAATACACAATCAGCGTGTGTCCGTCTATCTCGTTATTTTAGAGAGGCACTTTTATGAGCTCATTCGTTACGCCCAAGGGTACGTCACTTCCCATGTCCGCTGTTGGCGGCAAGCCCTATCTCCTCGTTGCGCACCGTTTGGTCTGGTTCCGGGAAGAGCACCCGGACTGGACCATTAAGACGTCCGTTACGGCTGACACTGTAAAAAAAGAGTGCCTCGGACAGGCTTGGATTCATGATGCCAAAGATCGACTTATAGCGAGCGCCCACAAGTTTGAGAACGCTCAAGGATTTGGGGACTATATAGAAAAATCCGAGACAGGAGCTGTTGGTAGAGCGCTAGCCATGTGCGGCTACGGGACACAGTTCGCACCCGATCTAGACGAAGGAGAGCGTATTGTAGACTCTCCCGTTGCTCGCGCCAAGCGAAGTCCCGAGTACGATCAATTTGTAGAGTGGGCGACTGAGAGAGGGCTTGAACCGCCGTATGTCAAAGGGTTCGTGAAAGAACTTTTCGGCAAAGAAAGCGTTAGTGAGTTGTCGAATGTTGAGACGTTTGATTTAATGCGCGCTATCTCTGAAGCACGGGGCGAATTCGATGCAGAAGATAGATCTCTTGGAATCCCACTACCGCAAAATAAACGATTACATCCACAAGGGGGAATCACTTCGTGACGTTTATAATGAACTGCTTCACGTCTCTATGCTCGATAACGTTCGAAATCTTGATCTACGTATCGAACTGCTTATCGAAGAGATTGATTCGCTTATAGAGGACTACGATGGACTCGCAAACGCTCTCCGCATCGCAAGAAACACCGAACAAAAAACCCGACACCCCGCTTGCGGAGCAGTCTGATATAGAAGCCGATCGCATCGTCTCTCAAAAATTAGACACCGAGTGGTGGGATAAACAGGCTGAGGCTGACTACAGAACCAGGTGGCTTGACGATATGCCAGAGTCGGAGGAGCCATGAGCGGAGCTGAGATTAAGATCGTTTCAAGTAGCACAGACGGCAAATTTGACCTCGTTTTTAATAGTGGCTTCGTTGCGCAGCGCAAGGATCACGTCGAGTGTTCCATGGGTCTTGTTGCCATGATGCGCGGGTTTGAGGCCATGGGATGGATTAAGACTTTTGATGAGAGCATCCCTTGTAGCGTTCGAGTCGTGAGGTACGTGAGAGAGGGTGATGTGTGGTAGGAGCCCTTTTTCTGGCTCTTAGTCTCTCCTTTGGGGGATGCCATGATTGGCTTGCGCCTCGCGCCGCTCGAATGTTCTCGGAGTATTCTATCGCAAAAACCATTGAACAACTCGGCCCTACAGACGGAGTCGTGTTTGCGCACATGCTGCACGGCATCACGTACGACAGAATAGCTAAACGCTTCCGTATGACAGTAGAGGAAGTTAAGGCAATCGCCCACTCAGGCCACGCGCTGCTTATGTACTATAAGGACCTAGGCGTATAAGCTTTCAGCAATGTTAAAATATCTATTGGCTATCGTCTTTCTCTCGGGCTGCTCCACCACCGGACAAAAGATCGCAGTCGATGACACGACTCATCTTCCTCCAACTATCAGCGCTCCGTCAGACAAACCATTATCGGTAGTGCCCAGTGATTTTTCTAAATTCTTAAAAGAAAAAATCGCCACAAAAACCATGCGAGCCATGGCTCAGTCCTGCCCTTTGCCTGTCAGTTCAGTGTCTGCGTATAACGGCATCACCTTCACGTTTGCTCAACCAACAGTATGTGTTAAGTCGCTCATGGGTGAGCCGATTTGTAAGGCTCCGTTTGTCGTGACAGGGGTAACCCCGGCTTACGTTGTGAGCGGAGGAGTTAGCCGTAATGGGCATATGTTTAATATCCCCAACCACACAGCCGGTCAGAGCTTTGACTCTCGAGCGATTGAACCATTCAGTCCCCCGCCTGCTTTTCCGATCTCGTTTAATAACGTTGGCGACGCACTTGTTGCAGTTAAGAGTAAACCCGTTGGCTACGCGCCAGGTACGTTCTTTGACGGACAGACGGATAACCAACCCACCGAGAGTAATGCTGTTTTAACGGCAGACTCCGAGGCCCGCGTGTGCGGTGCTCAACCCTTTTATAGCGTGACAACGCTAATGAGGCGCCCTCCGGCGGGAGACAAATCCCTCGCCTATGATTTATCCGATTTCCTAAGGATTCTTCCAATCCCTACTCTTCCTGTATGGCCAGGGATTAGTGCTAATCTTGCTAATTACTCGGTTGGATCTTACGGCATGCAGTCTTGGGAGAACTGGGGAGTACAGGGTCACTTTCCATCCGACAAAAAGATGAGCTACGGGAACTACCGAGCCGCCCGCCAGGGTGAGCGCATGATGATTGCTCTTATGGATATCCCGTTTGAGCCACGCCTTGTGATCTTACTTGGGCTTGCCCAGGACGCTATCGACTCAGCCGGAGCATTCCTTGGCGGAGCAACCTACACGGCAAACGGGGGGCACAACTCAGGTCCCCATCTTGCCATGGTTAAATACCTAGGTTGGCTCACTGGCGACGAGAGATTCAAACAAAAGGGTCCGATTACTGCAGCAAACAAGCGCTTCGGTGAGCAATTCCACCTAGAGGTCGGCACGAACTACTACGTTCCTTCTCACACAGTGAACTACAACGCGTTTTGGGATGGCGCTTGGAGCACAGAGCCAAGTCCTGCTCTCAAGCCAGTGAGTCAATACAACGATTCTGATAAGAGGAAGATCTCATATATGCTTTGCTGTGGAGCGATGAACTGGCAGGCCGGGTACCTTGCTCTTCATATCCTGGGCCAACTCGATCCAGCTAACTCCGAGACCGACAGGCGCGTGATGCAGTGGATTAAACAGTACCGAGAACCCTATAGCCCCGCATGGAACGACGCTCTTTATTCAATAGGAGCAAGCACGCTTCCTGGTTGGTGGGGACAAGGACAGGCCGTTAGCAATTACTATTGGCCCTATTTCGGATGGTGAAATGGATCCTCTACGACTCGTGTCGCTAGGACTAATCGTAGTGTCGATAGCAGCAGCCTCGATTTATGCTTTATGGATTCAATAGGAAAACGCCAACACACCAAAGCGTGATGAGCATTATTCCAAGTCTAAATAATATGGTCGCTATAAAAACGCGATCCTGCTGCGTGGTTAAGTCTTTTATCGCCTGCTTAACGTAACGAGGGTGTCGACGCTTGCGTTTGCTCACTCGTTAAATGGTATTAGTTTAATTCAGAAAACTCAAGAACCACGCCCGGAGCTTGCCCTTCGGCTGCCCACGCTTTCTCGGAGTGTTTCTTTACGATCCTTGAGTCGTCAGTCCAAAGCAGCTTATTTGCGGCGTCAAATAGGGCCTTTTCGAGGTTATCAAGATCAGGCTTGCCGCAAGGGTAGTTTTTAAACTTCGTGGTCTTTGGTTTTGCAAACAAGAACCTAACCCAAACTTCTATAGCTCCATCGAGTGGGTTGAATATGTACTGCGATTTCATGAGCTGACTTACGTGAGCTTCGTAGTTACGGGTCTTGGTTGGTGTATAAAAATGGCCTTGACCTTGTCTTGGGCGCTCTTTAGGCAACCCCGGGAAAGGCAGGTAGACCCTAAAGATTCTGGAGTCCACGAAGCTCCCTTAGAACCTTCGAGACCTTGTCGACATAGACCATATTTTTATACATCCCGCCTTCAGTCTTTCGAGGCGAGCCCTGGTTATAGGAGCTGATTATGTCAGCCTCGTCGGGATATTTCTTGGATAGTTGCTTGAGCTTTTTGCAGCCGTACTCCGCATTGACTTCAGGCCGAAAGAGAACCGAGAGATTGTCTTTGAACCCGAGCTCTCTTGCGACGCCGCCCATGATCTGCATCAGGCCAATGCTCATGCTTTGGAAGGCTTTCTCCGTCTCTAGAGTGATGTTCATCTTCTCGGCAAACTCGTTCTCGAAATAGAAATACTTCCAAGCCTTCTCTACGCGGGCCACCTTCGGGTCCCAAGAGCTCTCAACTGTGACGATGGCCTTGGCGAGATTCATGTCGACTTGCTCCATGCGAGCAGCCTGTTCGACGATAGCAACAATGGCAGGGTCTGCTATCACCCACATTTCCTACGAAAGTAGTCCCTGAGTTGTCTAAAATAGGTCGCAGTAGTCACGACGAAATTAATAGCCTCAGCATGAGTTAAATCGCAAACGCCATCTTGAACGGGCCTCTCGAAGCACACGTTGGACCTGTCCATTGGGCGAGAGTCACTACAGAACACAGCAGACTCACCCACGATACACATAGGACCAGCCGGTGGACGATTACAGTCAACGTAGGCTTGCCTCAAAATACGATCGTAGTCCGGAGTAGTAGCGATACCTTCTTTTTGGGCGCACTCCTGGAACGAGAGCGTACACGTTCCGTCTACCATTGGTTTACCGTGGCAGACGTTTTGGGCGTTCATCTCGCGCGGGTCTACATAGATGCAGCCAGCTTCTCCTACGAGACCTATCGGACCCTTGGGGGGTTTCCCACAGGCACTAAGGAGACTGACGAACAAGATCAGCAAGCTTCTTTGCAAGTGCACGTCTCTCCTCATCAGTCTTTGCGTCTTTAATCGCGCCAGTAACGGTCTCGTGATCTGCAATCCAATCCTCTTTCTTTGCTTGTTTGTAAGCAGAGATAGCCGATTGAATGGCTGACCATAAGCCCTTCAGGAAATCGAAGATGCCTAAGATTTTATCAATCATGCAGAGACACTTTGTCTTTGGTCACTGCTCGCAGAACGATGTTCAGGATACCCCACGCCATGCCGATTTCTGCAGCGTGTCCGTTCATCCATTCGCCGACCACTCCTGCACCAGGCATGAAGAGCGCTACTGCAGAAAGAAGGCCCATAAGGCCGTTAACGACGACGGTTTTGCTTTGCCACGGTTTCTTGGTTTCCATTTATTACCCCTCAGTTGCTTAGGTTAGCCGTTCTTTAAGTAGGACGTAAATATCTTTTGAGTTTTGCAGCTCTAGTCTCATCAAGGCAAGTTCTTGACGCTGATTAAAGATTGAAACCGTTACGAAGATGCACCATGGCAAGGCTATCGCTGTTACTAGAATCTCAAGCATAAGCACCACGTCCATCCACACCCCCGTGCCATAGAGTGTCTCACGACTAGTTAAGCTTGATGAAGACGTTCACAACTAAACTGTTCGGGCGACCGTCAGTTCCACCGTCAGAGTTGATCGTGATCCCAGTCGTGTTCAGTGTGGCTGTGCCAGCCGTCAAGTTGCTGCCACCGGGAGGTCCGTTTCCACCGAAGCCGCCTGAGCCGGTAAACACATTGAGCGAGTGCGTGTGGCCAGGATCGTTAAACCCGTGGTCGTGTGCCTTGTTGCGATTAGCCTGGAATGTTCCTAGCGCAATCTCTCCATCTGGGTCTTCGTTGCCGTCAGAGCGTGCGTTGTTTTTTGCTCTTCGATAAAGACCACGTGCGTCAGGGATTGTCGCAAAGCCAGTCACGGCATTGTATCGACTGCCTACTGATGACCTGCCATCGCATAGAACCCATTCGCTTCCAGCTTCCGATTGAAACTGAGCCTCGGTGAGCATCGATTCAAGCATGGTTCCGACTGGCAAAAGACTCGAAATACTAGGCATAAACCCCCCTTAGGCTGGCACGTTCTCAATATAGACGTGCACTTCGCGCGCCCCTGTTTGCACACTAACAACATCAAGCCTCAAAATGTCTCCAAGCAAAAGATTGGGAAACCCAATGACACCCGAGGTCACTGCATAGTTACCAGCTGCAAACCCCTGAGTGATGTTCGCTGTCAAAAGAGTCGTGAATGGATTCGCACCGCGCTTGTATTTCACGTCGACCTCAATGGTCCCTGCAGAGCCTGCCGACATCGTCATCAGTCTAACGCCAAGCACCGTCAGGTTCTGGTGAATCCTGTGATGCAGTAGGCCGTTCATCACGTAACCCTGAGAAACCTCCCCAGTGATTGCAAAATCAATTGGGATGCTTTGACCAATAGAACCCTGCAGAGAAGTGATCCTTGTCTCGTGATCATCAAAGTTATCCTTTGTCGCTTGGAAGAGCTCTTGCCGGGTGGGTTTCCCTGCCGCAATCATGTTTGAGTCTAGTGGAGTAAACGCCATATATCCCCCGTTACCAAATCAAGTTCGTTCCAGCCGTCTCTTGGTCATTAGCTATCATGCCAAAAGAATCAGTAATAAACCCGTTAACTAGAAGTTCGCTATCCGCGGAATCCGCAAAGTCATTAGCCGTATCTACCGTAATGGCAGCACACCTGGCGAACGTGTTGGCTAGATCATCTAGCTCAATCTTTGCCCTGGTTAAGTTTCGTTTAATCCCAAGCACCGAGAACACTCGCTCGGTCTGGTTAGACCCGATTCTCTCAAAGAGCTTCTCGTGACGAAATTTAACGCGGTCGTTGACTGCTACACTCGATACCTGCAGCGCCGTATCAATTCGGACGGAGTTAAAAGCCGTCTCATAAATCAAAGCCCACCGAGATGAATAGATCTCGGCGTCAGTTTGATTGACTAAGTAAGTATCGAGATTGAATTCCTTCTCGGTCTCGGCGAGGTAAGTTGCAGAATCGCTCGTATAAATCGCCGTATCAAACGCTTTGTCGCCACCAGTCACCTCGTACTCTCGGTTGTTATAGTTAATCCTAACCAAAGAGACGATCTTGTCTGAAGCACTCTCTACGGTAAACGCAAGCGTGTCAGCCTCAAGCAAACGAGCCGCCATGTCTGGCTTCTCAGGAGTCAAAAGCGCGTAGCGAATCTCGAAGTTGTCAGAGAGCACAAGCGATCCAAACACGCTTCTATTTATCGCTGTAATCACGTCCCGATATACAGGCGCCTTCTTCTCGCTCACAGATCCAGGGATAGCTAAGCCCAGTTGCTGCGGTACGAGAGGGCTTGAATCCGTAAACGAGCTCGCCTCTAGGCTTCCGCCAAGACCAGCTATCGTTAACAGGTGACTCACCATCTGTGGCGCAGTCTTCACAAATGCGCCCGTCGTAAGGCCGTCAACCGTACTCCCAAGCGAGTTACAGGAGAGAACCGTCCTCCCCTCGTCATACACCACTACGTCTCTTTGTTTGCCCGCTGAGGTCGTCGTGTACGTGGAAGGCACCCTAAGCGTTAGGTTCAAATCGTCCTGAATAGAGAGAATCTCAAAGAACTCGCCCTGACCGTCAGCTGCTATCCAGCCACCCACCTTCACGTCTGAGTTGAATTGAGTGCCAGTCCCAGTCACAGATCGTGATGCGTTTGTAAAATTTACAGTGCCTTTGACCGGGATGCTTGGCGCCACGTTGAACTCAGCTAACTCGTCTAGGGTGATTGTGGCTTGAGCTGCCGAATAGGTATAGTCGCGCGTCCGGGTGAGAAGCCTATCGTTGATATAGACCGAATCAATAGCTGGCCTGATTACTAGGTCACCCGAATCAGGAAGCGACGAGAGATTCGTCTCAAAGTGCAGAGTCGTAGTAGTTACCGAGCGAATCACAATCTCTTCGCCGTCCACTAGCACAACGTCTCCAGCCACAAGCTCCGAGGTGTCGGCCACCAAGATGACATCGGGCCGTATGACTCCCGTTACCGTGGTCGATGGTTCTTTCAGTTGATGCCCCGCTACTAGGAACTGCCTATTGATGTAGCGCTTAGGATTGCTTGCTCGTGTCAGCTCAAACGTATCCCCTGCTTTGTCTGGGCCGATATAGGCTGTCGAGATTGTAAAAGCCGTGTCTGACGTAATTGTGGCTACCGAGTACTTCCGGGTATCAGTCCCAAAGCGAACCTCATCCCGGATCGAGAGCTCTTTTAGGAACGTAGTGCCAACTCCCGTTACTGCTACCGCACCGGTAGCTATAGTGATTGTCCCAGTGAGCGGGAAGCCTGTGACGATCTGATCAATATTGGCTGGCCTATGACCCTTCACGTATCCGTAGAGTCTGCGCTGTTTATATTGTTTCTGTGAATCTGGAATGCGCGCGCCTACGTAATCCGATAAATCAGCGACCGTGACCTTAGCCCTAAGCTCGTTAAAGATGTCTTTGATTTGAAACGATATCGACTCTAAAGACCACGATTTAGACTGTATTTTGCCTCGAAATAAGAGCTTTGCTTCAGTGATAGGAACAAGCGGCGACCATGAGTAGACCGAGCACTCTTGGTTCTCAAAATAGAGCTTGTCGTATTTGTCAGACCAAAAGCTCATGTCGTTGATGAACTGAACCGAGCCTTGCCCTTCGATAGCCGTACCGAGTAGCGCCTGGTTATCTAGCTCGCTTCCAAAGTCAGACGTCCCTCGAAGCAGCGGCAGCCAGTGGACATCAAACCCAGTGCCAAGATCGTTTGGTAAATGTCTTCCGCCTTGCGAGAAAAAGAACCGAATTGTTGCGTGAACAAACGAGGCGTTCGGGTTCGACGAATCACTCATCCACACGTAGAGGACCTTGGCTTCGCGGTCGTTGAAGAAAGATCCCGCTACTACTTGAGCGAGCGTTTCAGCCTCTGTGAGAGCAACTCCAGCTGCTTTAACGCCCCCAGTAGAGGCAAGCACGTAATCAAAAAGAGGCAGCTGATAGATATTACCAACGTAAGAAGCAAAGCCGAGAAGGCGCTTGCCAGCTTGGGCAACAACCAGTCCTTCTTTTTCCGATGAACTGAGTTTCGTGAAATCGGAATATTCCACACTTAGAATCCGACCCTATGGATGCTGACAGAAGACGCTTCCTGGTTGGTGTCTCCGTTCACTAGCGCCGCACCGCCAGACGAGTTGGTTACCCTAATGTCAATAATGTCGCCTGGAATCAGGTGCATTAGTATTGAGCTAGTAATGTCTGCTCGGGAGATGCCTCCCGTCGACACCATGATTAGTTTGTAAGGCGATCCATTTTTGTAAATGGTGGCATCAAGAGATGCGTACCCAGTCGCAAACAGTAGCGATGGCGAGAATTGATACGTGCCGCTTGCGGGTGCAGTAAATCGCCCCGTGGCTGTGTTGAATGACCCGTGTGTATCAATTCCGCCGTTTCCAGACACGCTGTCGAATACAACGATGTCCGTGTTTGTGTCAGGAATCGACTGATCTGCCGTTAGTGTTGCGTGAACAGCCACGAGCTCATTTGCTGCAATCGCAGAAGGCCCGGACAGCCTCTCAAAAGACACCCAACTGGCTGCATCGATGGCGCCTGTTGTGGCGTCGGGTCGAACGTCAACCAGATCCCCAGGGCTTGCTTGAAATACAAGGCTTCCTGTTCCGACACCAGACGCTGCGTCGCAATACGCAATCGCCTTAAGTGCGACGCCATTTACGTATACCGATTGAGATATGCCTCCGTTGACTTGGGATATCACCGTAGACACTCGGTAATATCCGCTCATGGGTGCAGTAAATCGGCCAGTAGATACGGAGTAAGTTCCGTGAGTGTCGAAGTCGCTTGTCGGAAAGATGACAATGTTGCCGGCCGTGGTGGATGCTACCGCTCCACTAGCCCTAGCTGCTAGCACACGCGTATCCGCAGCATCAGACATCTGAACAGCCGAGCCCCATCCAACGATTGGAACAAGCGCACTGAATGACCACTCAACGTCAGAGGCTGATAAACTATAATAAGTAGAGCTTATAGGACCGGCAACGGTCCCAAACACGGGCCCCGTTGCTGAGTCAGACACGATAGCCAGGTTGGTAGCATCGTAGGCCTGTACAATTCCAGAGCCAGCCGTTGTGCCGCTTCTTGCAATAGCTGCTCCAAGCGTAGCGTTATAGGCTGCCTCTCCCTGAACCTTAGTAAGGTCTATGCTGTATCCAGCAGGCAAAGGGAAAAGGTAGTTACCTGACCCGGCCGTACCCGCAGTGCTTTGTTGGAAGTCGTATCTGACCTCCATGCAGTCGCCAACACGCCTCCACTGCGCGTTATTTATAGGAGTGGTTCCAAGCGTTGGGGCAGTAGTCGTCGCTCCAATAGTTAGTGTGTATGACTGAAACGCAGTCACTACAGCGCCGTAGAGAGCTGACTGCGGCCCAACCTGAACGTTATCAATCTTGAGCACGTAAGCAGAGGCGGACGTCGTCGCTACGTGGAAAATAAGCCTGTACGAAAGAGACGAATTCGTCTGAAACGACGCCTGAAAGCTGTCGTTAGTCGTCGAGTTGAGCTTGAAATCTACCGGATAAATAAGCTGCGAGTTCGTGACGTCGTAGATAAACACACGAACATCGCTTGAAGACCCAGCAACAAACGTTCCTGAGCTAACCGTGTAATCAAAAGCAATCCGAAGGACTTTATTTACGTCAGCTCGATCGATCGTGAAATCGTAAGACACACCCTCGCCTTGGCGGTTCGCGGCGTCCTTAGTGAAGAGAAATGAGCTTAGCCCACGAAGCGGTGTTGTCGTTGTAGTCGTGAACGTGACCGTTGCAGATCCACCCGTGCCGTTAACTGGGACAACTCCCGCAGCATCTGCGTAGGTTGCCCAACCCACTGTGCCAGTCTCTGCGTCGGTTGAGGCGATGTAGTTAACGCCGCCTGCTCCGCCTGAGCCCGAACCTACCTCTGTCTCAACTCCGGCAGAGTTCTTTGTAAAAAGCTTCGAGTTTGAACTCTTGGCATAAAGCCTGAGAGCGCCAGCACTCGGAGTAGCAGGAGCAGATCCTTGCTCTGTAAATTCACCAAACGTGCTGAGCACAGGAGCCGCAAGCGTCTTTAGGGACAGCGTTTCCGAAAGCTCACGGGTTGCAACGGTGCTTGTCGCTGTTGGGAGAGTGACAACGGCTGCGTCGTTCTTAATCGTCTTTGCTTTTAACTGTCTATCAGTAGCCATTCATCACCCCTTAGATATCGTTCCGGAACATTTCAACCCAGTTCGTGCCATCCCAAACCAGGCCAATCACCGCATCAGCCACCAAGACACAAGGTCCGTTTAACGCAAGCCCAGTACCGTGCTCTAGAGTCAAAGTATTCGTGTCGTTTCGACCAATTAAAACTAGCTTCTGTCCAGCAAACGTACCGACAGTGATCTGTGGGTTGGCTGTGATGTTGATCGGACCGCCAGAACCCTGAACGTACTGAATCTCGCTTTGAGCCGAGACGGATGCAGTGATTCCACCAGCTGCCGTGATGCTGTTAGGAGACGCTCGCGAAGCAGAGATAACGTCTTTAACGATGTTGACCCATCCGTCGCCAGTCCTGAAGTAGCGGATGTTGTTCGTTGTCGTGTTGTAATAAATGTCGCCAGCTGCTCCGCCTGAGCCCTTGTCTGCCTCAAATGCTGCGTCGCTTGCGAACGCATTAAATACGCTTACTGACCCGGTCGATGGGGCAACTCCACTCTCAAACAGGTCTGCAAAATCTAAAACTCTCATCTCATGCCCCCTTGAACACTTGCTTGAATTCCCAAATTTCCATGTCGAGAGGTTGATTTAACGAACCACTCACAGGGACAATGGGCGGGTATTTTCCTAAATCATACCCGTTACACCAGCCGATCCAATCTGATTCAGCAAAAGTATATCCGCCGCCAGGTACCAGCGCTATCTGATAGGTCACACCGGGCGCTAGCTGCGCAGTAACGTCAAATTTCACATACCCGTGCGCATAGGTAAGCGTGCCGATGGCTGAGATGGCAACAGTCGGAGAAGCAGCTATTAGCCCACCCGACGCGTCTCTAATCTCTACCTTAAGAGTCCCTGTCGGAGCCCCTTTACGAAACAGATGAGGCCTTACGTGTCTGACGTTCCTTACACCGCCCGTGCTCTTTACGCTCTGCGCTAGCTCCGTTACGAGCTCTTCGACTAAAAGGATCATAGCGTCTCCTCGATCGTAAGCTTGGCATCGAAGTAAGTCAGGAACCTCTGCGATGGAGCAAAGTCTCCACTGAGACGCCCATACAAGAAAAACTTATCCTTATCGAAAATCTCAGCATTCCCGTCGACATCAATTGCGCACGGCACCACAGTCCCAAGCCTTGAATAGATATTGTGAAGCGTGGTTGTGTCTGCGTCTGTCATTGCTGCGAAGTTAAAATCAAATGCCCGAAGCGACGGATAGATGTCCCCATATGGATGGCCATACGCAGTCTGTTGCGACTTGCTCAGATCCTTCAGCGTGTACGCAAACCCAATCTCAGGATTTTGAATCTCAGTTCTCACACCAAGAAGCACCTTCGATAGCTCCACATACAGGTGCGCATTCTCAGGATCGACAATCTTAATACGCCAATACCGATGCGACTCTTGTGTAAAAAAGCTTGTGATCACGTCGTAATCAGGATCAATCGTTAGCAACTGATCAAAAGGCGGGGACGTCCATTCGTTGGTTTCGCTTCCCTGGAGCCTAATCTCAGCACTTTCTGAGAACTTAATTCCATCGCTAGAGAGCGGAGAAAAGATCACCGCTACGTAATCCACCGGTGACTGGACTTTCAGATCAAAGGTCATACCCTCTTCTGTGTGAAGAGCGATGTTAGGAGACGTGTACGTCACCAAGCCAGTAGAATCAGCGTCAGTACCAAACCCAATAACAGGGAAGAAGCTTTGAGCCAGGTTTGCACCAGTTGCTCTCTTGAGCGTGAACGTCGCACCGCTAGATGCAATAGACCATTTTCCGGTCGTAGACGAATACGAAACCGTGAAGTTATCCACGGAAACAGAATCCATCTGTTGCTTGATTTCGCTAGCAAGCTCACTCGTTGAGTAGGTTCCAGGCGTAATAGTCGCAAGCTGAGTTGATCCATCGCTGAAATCTAGCTTGTTGTTCGTTGCAGTGATCTTGAAAAAACCTGCCGATCGCCAGACCTGGCTCCTGAGATACCGCTGCATGTTGCTTGCCGGAAACTCTGTGTTCTCACTCGTCGGGAGGACGTCTACCGTCGAATCGAATGCCCAGTTCTGATCGAGTATTTTGAAACATCCCATCTATGCTGCCTCTATCGTTCTACCCGAGAGGGATGCATCACGTAGCTCGTTCACAATCTCCCTGCCGCCAACATTCACGATAATCTGATTCTGCAGTCTATCGAGCCTATCCACAATGGCTTGGAGCAGCACTCCCTGCCCGCCTTGGTCCTGGAGGAAGGCAGTAAGATCTTGGTTGGTCCTGGTTGGAACAACTCGCTCACCAGGAGCAAGAACAGCCGGGAAGTTATCCCTGGTTCCGATACCAGGTACAGAATCAATACCGGTTGCCAGCTGTGCGCCTAAAATACCTGCAATCTGCTCCGCTCCAAATGCGATAGCTGCACCAGCGGCCACAGGAGCAAGTACAGGACCTACGAGTGGGATACCCACTAGTGACTTATAGGCCTGAACGGCTGCCTCTTTAGTAGCGATCGTCGTCTGGTAAACAGCTGCAGCCTTACCGATTGCAGCCACAGCGCCAATCTTGCTTTGCTGGAAAGCCACAAAGTTGCCAATAACCTGACGTCTTTCGGCATCAAGACGCTTCTCTTGAGCGAGATTAAATGCCCGTAAGCTTTCTTGCGATTTAGCCGTGAGCTGCTCGTTAGCAAGAATCCTATCGAGAGTGGCTTGGTTAGAAGCAATACGTTCTTCGTTTGCTCCGTCTCTACGAAACGACTCTTCGTCAATAAGGCGCTGAGTTTCAGCGAGTAACTCTTCAGTGAGTCGCGCGTTATTTTCTTTAATACGTTCGGCCTTCTGATCTTCAAGGAAGAAGATGGCACTGGCTGCTTCTTGCTCAGTAATACGCCTGGCCTCTAGAGCTGCCTTGACGGCGGCCAGTTGTTTATCAAGAGAGTCTTGTGGGTCTAGTTTGGCAAAGAACTCTTCAGAAGCCTTAACTGCCTTAAGGGCTAGCTCCTCAAGAGCCTTAGATAGCGTCTTAATATTGTCGGTGTTGTTCTTGATCCTAGACCCGACTTTGTCCTGCCCTGTCGCTATCGCTTCCGCTCCTGCCTCTGCAGAGATACGCAAACGCCCAAGAGCATCGATAGCTCCGTTAAATATTTCCGCAGACCCCGCTCCACGAAGCGCCTCTGCAAGCTCGCGACCCGGGGCTTTTAGAGCCTCTAGTGCTGCTTTGAATTGCCCGCCGAGTGCTAGTGCTGACGCTGCAATTGCCGCACTAAGAGCTGTAAACGGGGCAAGTAGAATTCCTTTTAGCGCCTCAAATGCCGCAGCTGTAGCGCCGAGAGCTGAGACTAGTTTAATTAAACCGTCGATTGTAGCAACTAACCCGCCAGCAACGAGTGACTTGAGACCTTTTTCGTTACCGCCTACAGAGGCTTGGAATTCACCGAGAATCTTTGTGGCTTCGTTAAATACATTGATGATCGCCTGATTCTTGACGATCGCTTCGCCGAAGATCTTAGTGATGTCCGAGAACTGGTTTTGTAGCTGAGCTACTGCGCCTTCAAATGTTTTAGCCCGATTAGCACCAGCTCCTTGAACCTTCTCAAGAGCTTGAAGAACGTTTGCGAATTGCTCGCTCTCGTCAGACGCCTTAACAACACGGATGCCGTACCGGTTAAGGGCCTCCGTCTGACCCTGTGTAGCAAGAGCAACCTTCCGGGCCGCTGTCTCTAGATCAATCCCTAGAGCCGCAGATAGATCAATTGCTGCCGATGTCGCTTGCTCAAGCTGTGTGCCGCCTAGGCCTGAGATTTGAGCAATCAGCGCTCCGGTCGCAAGAGCCGCATCGTTAGATACGGTCGTAGTTCTTTGAATCTCCTCGGCGTAAGCAGCAAAACTAGCTACTGCTTCTTCAGAGAAGTTGCCGCTCTGAGCAAGAGCGAATGAAAGTTTATTAATCGCAGCCTCGGTCTCAAGAGCTGCCTTAACGCCCTCGACCACGAAGACGTCAAAGAGCTTGCTTGCTGCGTTTATCAGTCCGTCAATTGCCCTGAGCGCTAGCTCGGCAGTTAAAACACCCTCGAAGACCTTGAAGCTAGAAGAGGCTTTCTTAAACCCGCCATCGGCTGCGTCTTGCAGGCTCTCTAGGCTTTTGCCTATCTCATCGAGCTTCTTTGCGGCATTGCTGACGACTTCAAATTCTACTGTGACTTTATTATCTGCCACGCACCCTCTGTTTCAGCTTCTGCCGTTGATGGTCTTTCTCCATTTTCTCAATCTTGAAGGATTTTACCACCCCAAATAGTTCAATGACTTTGTTTGGTTGATCCCCAAGTGAGCCCTGAAACGGCAAGACCCCCTTCTCATACATACCGTGCATCTCAATGTACCCCAAAGCACTGTATGAAAAGAAGTTCCCTATGCACCGACTAAACGCCATTCGGTCAGCATTATGGACCGGCTTCTCTAACACGCCGTAGCAACCCTTAGCGGTTCTGTGCTTGATCTCTCGCTCTTCGTCACCCTTGAGTTTCGTCTTTAGCTTAGACACACACTCAGAGCAGATAAAATCGCGATTCTCCATGGCGTGGAGCGTTGATTTCAGCGCTATCCACTCAGGCATGGTGAGGCTTGAGAGCTCCTGGATCTTAGTGATTAGGAGGTCACTCCAGATTCCTAGGCTTTTTTTTGGTGTGTGACCTTATCAAGGTGCACGGTGACGCCAGGAACTTCATGCTTTGCAATCTGGTTAGCCAGTAGCGCGCAGATTCGGATGATCTGCGGGGAAGATTCAAGAGACATGACGTCATTCACTGACGCGTCTGTCAGGTTCCCCGACTCATCAAGCTCCACTTCGTACTCAGAACCGTCAGAAAGCTCACAGCCCTTGAGCCCTTTGACGCCGTACTTGATATAAAGCAGGGCTACTTTCAAGGCGTCTGGCTGCTCTTTGCCAGCCTCGAGCTTCACGTGAGAGTTAATCTCTGTCTTCTGAGCAAACGAGAGCGGAGCAAACGTAAGCTCTAACTCCCCTACCTGGACAGGAATCCTGTCCGTAGTCCTATAAACAATCATTTACACCATTCCGATATAGAGCTCTTCGACGGCGCCCGATGTTCCACGGGTTGCATTGAAAGAGATGTCCTCTGTCAAAATTCCGTCTTGATCGCCCACTTGCTTCTCTACCGTTAGGCAGTTTGGCATGTAAAGAACGATTACTGAGCCTAAGTCAACCTCTCCACTCACTGTGGATGGGTTAAACGCACGCACTAGAAGTGTGTAAGGAGCGTTTGTGTTGAAGCTCGTGAACTGAGCGACAGACGTGTCGTCCTTATACGGATTGAATGTTCCCGAGATAACTCGCTCTGTGACTCGGCTAGAAATCTTGCCGTTTGCCGAGCACGTCGAGGTCAAAAACCCCAAGGTGTTAGCAACAGTCAAAGAGAAGTTATTGATCTGGTACTCCACTCCGTCCTGAAACAAGCAAGCTTGCAAGATGAGCGGAGGAAGACCCGTATCAAACGTTGGGGAGTGTGGTGCTGCTCCGTTGATTTCGTCGAAGCTCAATCCTTCGACAGCGAAGTTAAACGATGCAATCTGACCCGTTGAGAAGTTATCCACCGAGAGCTGCGTGACTTTACAGCCAACAGCTGACTCACGAATCTCGTTACCCCAGTAGTACGAAAGCGAGAGACTTGGGTGCGATGAGTTTGCAGGGTAGTAGGTCGCGCTCTTTGAAATCACTACAGCCGACGTAAAAATTCCGGCTGGCTTAGCAGGAGTGACAGTGATCGAAGCGTTACCAGGTGTCGTCACCCGTGAAGCTACAGCGCATACGTGATGAGCTCCGGTCTCTAGAATCACTAGTCCATCGCCGATAGCAAACTTCGAGATGTCCGCATCTTCGATCTGAATAAGAGTCGAGGTGTGAACAGCGGCTTTTGAGGTCGTCTGTGTCGTGATGTCGTGACGCGCGCCGAGAGCACCTTTCAAGAGAAGGTCAAAATCTGTTGGGCCGCCTTCAATTCCGCTTGCTCGGTACTCAACAGGCAAAGCTCCTGAGACTGATTTCTGACCCACTCGTGGGGAAACCTTACCGATTGAGCTTGTAAGGACGTTGCGTTCAATAAGTTCTTTGCTTGGAGAAAGCTCAAAGCCATCAGCAAGGGGCTGGAGATAGTTGGTGGCGGCTGCTGGAGCCAGATAGACGCCTTCCGTCACTTCTTCCATGATGCCGATGACGGTAGTATTGCGTGTTAGTCCGATTGCCATTTCAGTCCCCTCTTAGATTATTGCTGACCTATATTTTACATTAAACCCGAGCGTCAACAAGACGCATTCGTTATCCAAAACTTCTGGCTCTCCGATATTAGGACTATCGACGATTAAAACAATGCTTGGCAAGTTGAGCTTCCGGAGGTGGATCGTCCTAAATACGTCATCTGCTTTGCTATAGAGCAGATTCATCGTCTCCTGGATCGTGAGGTCCGTGTCCCTGGAACTCGCGCGCTTGGCGAGTAACACCTCAAACGTGTGGTCCATTGTGTAGACACGAGTGACGCCATCCGCTGTTGACGCACTGCCGTGACGTACTCCGAAGGCTTGGTTGACGTTACGGAAGTCGTTTTGCTCAGGGTTAAAGACTTTCCTGAGTCTGGTATAGGTCCCAGTCCCTAGCGCAAGGTCCGTTAGGATAACGATCTGATCGTAGATCTGTTCAACGATATTCATCTTCGCTCAATAAAAAAAGACGTTACCTGTTCACGCTCAGACTCATCAACTTGTCCGTCACCGTTTTGATCCACGGCAAACGTCACCTTGCTGACCTCTTCTTCGAAGGCGGCCTTCATGGTGTCGCGAAGCTCTTTGGACGCATCGCTTGTAGCAATCGGAGCAAGAATGAGCCATGCACACGCATACACTGCGGCCATTGAAACGTTGTTGATATCAATGACCTGACTTTCATCGTCGATCGCTTTGCGTGTTTTTAGCCGTAAAACCACATAATCTTTCGCTGCGACGTGTTGATCGAGAAAGTTTGTCTTACCGCTTGGCAAATAATTGGCGTCCGAAATGAGCTCAGGTGCGTAGACCGTGAGCATCGCGTCGTCACTGAAGATATTCAGGACCGACCGAAGCGATGTCGTCCCCGTTAGATTTACGCTTACAGAGAAGCGAATCCAGTAGAGCTCAATGTCCGTATCTATTCCTGTGATCGACCGTTGAACCCAGTTGTCTTTATTCTGCCAAGAGATGAACCCGCTTTGAGCAAACACTGCTCCGCCAAGCGAGGTCTGATCTACTAGGTCATCAACAGCCACCCAGTTGGTGCCATCCCAGAACTGTGCAGTGAGTGTGGACACGACAGCGTTGACCGTTCCTACTTGGAAATAACGGGAAGCAAATCTGCCGTGAAACCCAACGTAGAGGAAGTCAGTCGTCAGGAGAGCCGTCGTGAGTGGAGTAGAATTTGGTTTAACGAGTGCGTCCGTGACTTCAGTAGTATTTAGGACAACTCGAGTGACTCGCCTGTTTATCATCTATCCCCCAAACGCCATCACCGGCAGATTCGCCATGTCTTTCCCTAGATCGTAAGCCTTCTTGATTAAGTCGGCATGAAAATCTAAGGCCTCCAGAATTGGTCTCTGACCCGGTGCGTAGACAACCACCCGGACCCGCCGTTTGCCAGGCATCTCATTATAAAGTTTGCATAGCTGCATGTCCTGCCATTGTATCTCGGCGGTCATGGTCTCGATCGTCCTGGCTAGGTAGCTCACTATCTTTGGGAACTTTGCGTCCCACTTGACCCCGTCTGCCAGTTGGTTCTCTGAGTACGGCGAGCAAGAGATAACTGTAAGCTCGGTAGCTCCTAATGACTTAATAGGAAAGCTCATGGGGACGATATCCCTGACCCCACCATCAACCTTGGTGACATCCACAGGATCCATGATTACTGGCATAGAGGCCGAGGCTAAAACATTCTGGATCGTGACCCTTAGATCCTGGTCGTGTGGCACAAAATCCACTTTCATGTTTCCTAAATCACACACCCCTGACCAAAACGGGATAGTTGGGCCTGCTTTGCTCTTTCCAAGCTCCTCTTTTAGAAGCTCCTTAAGCGGGGAGAGCGAATAAACCCCGCGCTTCCATGGCATCTGAAGCAACCAGTGTCGCTTGAGGATATCGTCTGGAGTTTTAATGTGACGAAGCCACACGTCCTTCAGGTGGGCTATGCCGAGGTAGGATAACCCCGCAGCGTTAAGAGCGCCGACTGACGTGCCAACAATAGCGTCCCATCGCTCACCGCGATCCATCAGGGCTTCGATGCAGCCCATCTGATACGCCCCTCTTGCTCCGCCTCCTGATAGAACTAGAACCTTCATGTCAGTTCATTATCTGGATAGCGGTGGGCATGTTGACGTCCGGCAGGGGCGGAACGTTCGCATCAATATCAAACGAGTAAGCATTCACCTCTGACACTGTCCCAAGCGCCATAACACCAAGAATCGACTGGATGTTGTAGCCGATCACGGTCTGGGTCCAGTCCCACATGGGCCTGAGATAAGCCAAACGATTGGTCATCCCGTCGATATTGGCCATCATCATGAGCATCGCGTAGGCCATCTGAGACGTTTGCGGTACACGCTCTTCAATGAACTCTTTGGTCTTCAGTTCAAACTCAGCGATCCTACGTGTGATGGCCTCTTGAGCTGTCTCCGGAGGTTTTGCGTACGGTGCAAGCTTGGACTGCCAGACGGCCTCTGAAGTCCAGTTAGGGAGAGACATTACCCCTATGACGTTACCTTGCCAGTCTAGGATATTTCTGGTTTCCATTTACCCGCCCTCTTTCTTCGGAATTAAAGTTTGTAAAAGCTGAAGCGCTTGGATGATCTGGCTATGCTGCTCTCTTGTCCCCTGAAGACCTGCAGTAGCTGCCGTCAAAATCTGAATCGCTTGTTCAATCGTCATAGGTTCACCTGATTCACTCCGCCTGCTCCACCTGCACCGCCTGCCACTCCGGCGCCCGCAGTTCCAGCAACACCCGTACCAGTAAACGTTTCGGTAACAGTCGTGTCTAGAGATCTGACCAACGTAATACGTCCACCGTTAGCGCCGCTTCCGCCTGTGCCACCGATGCCCGTTCCAAGGCCGTTAGATCCTGTACCGCCTGCTCCACCAGAAGCCCTTACGGCGTTTGTGGCCGATGAGCCAACGAGCGTTTCGTAGACGATATAAATCCATCCACCCCCACCGCCTCCGCCACCGCCTCCACCTCCAGTGTTTCCAGCTGGAGTTGGTCCACCGTTTCCACCGTTACCGCCGATAGCTGAGATAGCACCAGCAGCCGTAGACCCGCCTCGATCGATATTCTTTGCGTAGATGACGATCTGACCGCCACCTGCTCCGCCTCCGCCACCGCCACGGCCTGTGTTAGCACCGTCTCCTGCTCCAGATCCTCCACCGGCTCCACCAGCTCCAGATCCAACGATAGTTGCGCCTCTTAGGAAGTTATCTGCGTACCGCCTGAAAACTACGGGGTTAGACACCGTACCGCCGCCTCGGGCTGCCCCACCTGCTCCTGAGCCTCCTGCTCCTCCGGCGTTTCCGTTACCGCCTGACGAACCGTTGCCTACAGCAACCGAAGTCGGTGCCGCGGCCTGTGCTCCTACTCCCACAACTCCCGCTGCCCCTGCAGTTCCGGCTGTTGCTGCGCCAAGAGTGTTGGCTACCGAGGCTATGGCGCCAGCCGTACCAGCTGTAGCTCCAGCGGAAGTTCCGCCGTTGCCGCCGTTAGCGTTAAAAGAATTCGCCGGAGCTGCCGTAAGGTCTAGCGTGTCTCTTACGTAAATCTTGTAGTTTGCAGGACTGATTTGTCCCGTGCCGCTGATAGCGAGATTGTCGTAATACATGTCACGGGTAAGAACCGTGGTTCCTGAGCTGATGCTCACCGTGCCGTCGGAGCCATCTCCAAACGTCATGATCGAATCTGTCTGAGCGGGTCCAGCAATACCGCCGTAGCCAAGAGACGCCCAAGCAGTAGCGCCATCACCGATCTTGAATTGAGAGGTATCAGTCTCTAAACCAAGCTCACCTTGTGCAAGGGTCGGGTTAGCAGAGGTCCAGTTTGCAGCCGTATCTCTTCTGAATTGAATTTGAACGGCCATCTACGCAACCCCACCATCTATCGCGGTGACTCCACCATAAATCGAGGTTGAAGTTCCGCCGTCTAAGTTACCACCGCTACCACTACCGCCGCTCTGCCATGCAGCCCCATCGTAGAATTCGAGCAGATTAGTGGTTGTGTTGAATATTGTCATGCCTTCGACGGCAGTTAAAGAGTCTCTCGTAGTCGTGCTCATGACAGCAAATCGGATGGCCTTATCTGAGCCAATCTCAATTGCAATGTCATCGTTTGTGACCTTCTTTGAGGTCGTTCCAAACGCTAATGATTTCTCAAAATAGTTCTCAGTGTCCGACTCGTTATAAAATCCCCAGGACTCGGTAGCGTAAGCGCCAAAGTTTGCTGCGATGTTACATCCGTAGAGACTGTCTACGACGATAGACCCACCCTGGTTAAGAAACCCTAGGATGTTAATCATCCGGCTCTTAGTGACCGTCCCACCGTCTGTGATCGAAAAGCCAGTAACGTCTGGAATACTAACCCCAACCGCTACGCCTGTTACGGTGTCTACGGTTTTACCGACGGCCACAGCGCCTTGAACCGTAAACGCGTTAGCGCAGTAGCCAAGGAAGCCACCGAAGGCGTCCGGCCCCATGTCGTCTTCAAAGATCGCTGTCTGCCCGCCGTTCATTCCAAAAACGAGAGTTCCCGTTACAGGGAAGGTCGGCTTGATGCGGTACTCACTCCCTATTGAGTTAAGGTCCACGAAGCCCGGAGAAGGAGGGAGAATGTCGGTGTGGTACTGACTCGATAAACCTGTTCTACCGTCATTTACGGTTAGACCCTGCTTCTGAGCGGTGCAGTCAAGCTGCGAGAGATCAACGTAAATTCCCTGAAGAGACGGAAGAGTCGCCGTACCGTTTGGAGTTACGGATATTCCGCTATAGTTCGCATCCCCGCCGTTGATCTGGGTGCTGATTTGAAGCCCGCCAATGTTGCCGTGAGATGTCGTGATGGTTCCGTAGACTGAAACCCCGTTCCAGTAGCCGGTAGCGCCCATCGTGGTCACTTGAGGGCTTACAGTAACTCCATTAAACCCACCCGTTGCGCCAAACGTCGTGAATGTCCCGCTGACCGCTACGCCGTTAAACCCGGCGTTCCCTGTGAACGTGGGCACAGTCGGGTTGATGTTTAAACCGGTAAGGTTTGAGTTGTTGTTGATCGATAATATTTGAGGGCTAAAGTTCCCTGAGATCCAGCTGCTTACGGGAATTTGAATGTTTGCGTTGTCGTAAAAGCACTGACCACTGAAGCTCGAAGTACCGAATGCGGCTGGGTCTACCCCTACGTTTACACCGTATCCGTTAATCGACCCGTCTATCGTTGTGTTTGCGGCAAACTGAATACCCGTGCTGCACAGGTTCATCCCCTTAATCGTGATCGGGTCTGTGCCGTTTCCTAGGCTTGCAGTGAGGTTGAGATACCCTAGCTGACCTACGCTTCCAGTGCCTTGATGATTATAGCCAAGGTTTAATAGCGTTGCAGCGTTACCGTTCGTGCCTTGCGTAAACCCTGAGCTATTTACGTCAAACTGAGCTTGGATATTGTAGACCAGCCAGTTCTCGTTTGGAGAGTTTGCGAGTGGATCGAAAGCAATGTTGGTTGAGTTGACTTGGCCGCCACCGCCGTTATTGGGTTGCTCGGTGAGGTTGATGTCCATCCCGGCCGATGTCGTGTTGATCTGGAACCCAGGAACACTGAAAAGCACCCCGGTTCCGTCAAATCCAGCAAAAGAGTTGAAACTACCGGTTGGAGGGTAGTTCGCTGCGGTGAAGTTACCGATGATCGTGAGATCGCCGCCTGGATCAAGCTGCATGGCGTGGACGCCTTGAGAGCTCCAGCCGATCTGCCCCGCTCCCACCCAGTACATCCCAGTGTCTGATCCTGGTTCCGCAGTAAATCCATACGACGGAAGCAGTGCCGTACCTGAGCCAAGGAGCATGTTCCCTAGGTCGTCGATCGTAGCTAGAGAGTCTTGAAGGAGTTTGCCTGTAACCCCGTCGTACCGGGCGATAGCGTTATCTACTGATGAGGCCGGACCAAATACGTCTCCACCGCCGCCTCCACCGCCAGACGAACCAACCAGGTCTAGCTGGCCAGTGATTGGGTTGAGCTTGAACGCCATTACGTCTTAACCACCGTGGATAAGTCGGTCTTGGCCGGGCTTGTATAAGTAACTGTGATTGTCATGACTGTGGTGCCGCTCACACCACCAGATTTGTACGTATAAACTTCTACGGCTGCACTGGGATAGGTAGCTACGATCGCGTCGAACTCTGCACTGGGCGAGAAGTTCCCTTCAGGAATAACAGCGACACGAGACTTGGTTACGTCTCCAGCGTCTCTAAACTTACCCTGTTCTCGGTCGACTAATGTCGGACTCAGCGCCATTTAGAATCTCCGGGAATTTCTCAATGTCGACTAGGAACCAAGCGTACCAGAAGCCATCAGCAAACTGGATGTCGGTATAGCTGGCCTGTCCGCCTAAGCGAACGTTAGTGAGAAGCTGCGAGCGAACCAGCTCTTCAGCCGAATTCGCCCGCAGAAACATTCTCACAAGAGAAGGATTACTCTGGACTACTGTCCCAAGCATCCCACTCACGGATTAGTTGTTGTCTTTACGAAGAACTAGGCCGTTCAACATTTTGTCATGGCCCCACTTCATGTCGACAGTCTTGAGGACAGCTTTCGAGCCGTACTCAGGAGCTGCACGCTCGCCCATGTTCAGCTGTTGCTGAATGGCGAATGCGTAGCCTTCTTTGTCGAACATGTAGAATCGGTTAGCAGCTACAAGCGTGCTCATGCGGACTTCAACTCCGTAGAGTCGGCCGAGAACACCGCTTGGAATCACTGCAGATCCGTAGACAGAAGCATCCACAAACTCAGCAATGCCGAGAAGGACTGCTTCGCTGTCCGGACCGCAGAGGAACACAAGCTGCGATGGGTCTGCCTGAGCAGCCAAGAGAAGCTGGCGCATTTCAAGAAAGATAGCTTTCGAGATTGCACCGGCTGTCGTGGTTGCAGTGCTGTCTGCTTCGAGGCCCGCAATGATGAGGGTGTCGAAGTTAGCAGCGTGGGCGCGACCTGCTGCTGCTGCAGCGGCGGCTTCAACATCAACAGCTGACTCGATTGAATCCTGTGGATCAACGAGGAAGCTCACAGTCGACATTTGATCAAGGATGATCGTGTCTACTGCGAAGGTGATGTTTGCGAGTGTTGCTTGCACGGTTGTTGCGCGATCTTCCACAGCAAACGAAGTGTGTCGTGGAACCGAGATGCTCTTTGCACCCTTGACTGCGAACATGGATGCGTCTTTCAAAGCACCAGACATAAGCACAGAACGAGCAATAAGCTCGCGCTGCACGAGAGAGACGATCAACGCGTTCTTAGTCGCGGTGAGGTCTGTATTTCCAATTGGCATTTATAACCCCTGTTGTTGCAAAGCCTTCAATTGAGCAATGATTTCCTCTTTGCTCATGGGCTTTGATTGTTGAACGTTATTGCGTACGGCTCCACCAGGAGTCGTCGCATTAATCGTCGGAGTCTTCGGTTGAGCGAACAGGAATGGTTTTGCCTTCTTTGCGGCCTCGACAAATTCTTGGACCCCTACAGGCTCAAGACTGTCTTGGTCGTAATCAAGCACTCCCGCGGGTCCAGCTGCTAAAAGCAGATCAACGTCGATACAACCCATCTTCAGCCCAACTTCTTTGACTGATGACAGAATGCTTGTGCGTTTCACCTTCTCTTGCAGATCAGATAGCTTCTTAGTCGCTTCTTCAAAAAGCGGCTTATATTCCATCTTCTCTTTAAGAGCGGAGTCACGAAACTTTCTAAGTTCCGCTGCCTCTTGCTCTGCTTTTTTGGCCCGTTCTTTGTTCTGTTGAGATTCCCTAAGCAGTCTGGCGTTCAGTTCTGAAGCCTCTACCTTGGGCGTCTCGTCGCTCACTTCAGTGCCATTGGCGTTCGCCTGATCTGGCGTCTCGGCGTTCGCCGAAACTTTATCCTCTGACATTCATCCTCTATTCTATTGTGTAATTGTTACCCTATCAACCTATATAGAACTTACACGATCGCGGTAAATCCTAGAGAAGATTCTGACTATCCGCTCCGCGAAGGATTCGGACCCTTGAGGGATAGTAGGGCGAGAGGTTCTTGACGTTCCGTCTGACCCCTTGCGATGGCCTGACTCTTTCTTGTCTTCAACAGACGCTCCGCCGTAGAAAATCTCAGTCTTGAAGCCTGATTTACTGCTCTTGACTGAATAGGTCAGCGCCTCTTGGAAATCCCCAGATAGCTTGAGGTTAACAGGGGTGTTTGGTTTTTGACGTCTTGGGTACTTCTTTGGGTCTTTGTATCTCGGGAAGCGGCCATTACCGGCTATAGGGCTAATACCCTTCGAGATAAGGTCGCGCATCTCGGCAACCACCTCTTCGCCTATCTCGCTTGCCGTGGCTCGGTCTATTGGAGATTTGAGCACGTTTAGTCGCTCGAG